CCTTGGCCTTACACCCGAAGCAATCTTCGTCACATTGTGTATGGTCAATATCTATATCTTCTTCTGCCAGAAACGGTTTATCCGATGTCTCGTCGCAGAGCACGCAGCCCCACAATGTCGCCATAAAGTTATGGTTCTCATCGAATCCCCACTCCAAAACCTTGCTAATATGACTATGCATTTTGTCCCCTACTGTACTGTGAAGTTATCCTCTGTTACACCTATGTTTGCAGCAATTAACTCTGCCTTTGTTGCTTCATCTACTGTGTGGTTGTAACCACCACGATAGACAACATCATAGTCATTGAGGTCTTCATCTACTGAGTAACGCAAAGTTGACCAGGTAGCACCGTCTTTAACAACAGTGATACCACGCTTTAACTTGTAGAAGTAGAACAGGCGATGTCCACCTGCAGGTCCTTCTTCCACCGTTGGTGGTCTAAATGTGTACGTTGCCATAGTTCTCCTTAATGAACTTACTGATGAGGCTAGGTTTCCCTAGCCCCACCCGTCAATCAACTAAGCGATTGATGAACCTGATTCGATTCGGAATAGTGCTTCTTCACGGTAGCGTGCAAAGCCAAGTACGCCGTACCAACCCATTGGGCGGTGACGCATCAACTTGTCAACTACTGGTCCGATGACTACGTGTGGCTCTTCAGCAACGGCTTCTGCCATTGCTTGCTGTCCTGCGAGGATTGTGCGGTACACCTTTGCAGATGAAGCACCGTCTGTTGCAGAGTAGAGACGTGGTGACTCAACGAAGTATGCACCTTCGTAAGTTCCAATTTCTCCAGCCCAGATGCGGTCCTGTGCAGAACCGTACTGGTTAGGAAGGAGCCATCCTGCTGAACCTGTCTCTGCACGGAGGTCGTGTGAAACTTCTGGGTGGATACCAGCCCAGTAGAGTGAACCCTTGCGTGCAGTTGTCTTGTTAGCGCGGAGTTTCGCAACTGCGCGACGGATGTTTGCAGATGAAAGTGTTGCAGCAGCAGTAACTGTTGCTGTTGATGTTGCTGTTGAACCTGAGTAGATGACGTTTGAGCCACCACGTAGGGTTGTCATAGCAATAGAATCAATTGAATCTGCGAGGTTGAATGCAATGATGTTAGCAATTGCTGGGTCAACATCTGAAAGTGAGAACAACTCAAGTGCACGTGTTACAAGAACAGAGTTACCATACTCGTTAAGAGTAATGGTGACAGATGTTGGTGTAGACATTGCTACTGCATCTGGGTCTGTATCTTCTGTGAGTGCTGTTGTTGCTGTTGAAAGGTCAACGTAGCGCTGTAGAACTACTGTTGAGCCAGGGATTGATTGGCGTGCTGGACGCTTGTCGGCTACTGAACGAATAAGTGGCTCGCTACGAAGTGCGAACTCAAGAAGTCGGTCATAAGCCTTTTGAACTAAACCAGCACCACCAGCGGTTCCTCCAAGAGAGGAGGAGCCTGTGGATACATATGCGTTTGCCATTTAGGTTATTTCCTTTTGTAGTTAGAAACTATGATTAGTTATTCTTCTGAGCGAAGTAAACTTAAAATCTCTTCTGCTGATTCAGCATTGTCGAGGCGATAGTTCAGGTCTTCTGCTCGGTCAGGTGTGTATGCACCCTGTGTAACGACGTCCTGCTGACGTAATGCAGCGCGGTCCATCTCGTTTACTTTAGGGGCTTCCTCTGACTTAGTTAATCCGAACAAGTCTCCGTTTTCGTCGAGCCAGTTATTCACTGAATCTTCGTTAACATCATCTATGTCCTTAAGGATTAAACGTACAGCCTTAGGATTGACACCCTTCTTTTCTAGGACTTCCTTGACGGTTCTCTCACGCTGAACCTTGGATAATGATTCCAATTGGTCTGTGAGTTCCTTGATTCGTTTCTCATCATTACGCTTGGCTTTCCGCAACTTCTTTAAGAGGTCGCTTCCATCCATATTGCCAGTGACTTCTGTGTCCAAGTCATCGTCTTCGTCATCCCAGTAGTTGTTGCTCATAGCAACTTTCCACCCTTCTATTTGTAGTAGTCGCAAGCCACAGGTTCCAATCGGGGGGATGGTCTGGCTCTTGCTATCGGTCTAATACGCTGACGGGGCCGATAGGTCCGTTCAGGATTCTAGTTAGAAGGAGTTCTCTGAAGAAAAACTTCCTCGTGCTGTTCCAGCACGCCCTTGGAATTGTGCTTCTTCTCGTGCAACGAGGCGTTCCTTCTTGCGCTTTGCAGATGCAAGTCCTAGCAACTCTGCTTGTTCTGCTTCTCGTTGACCATACTGCTCCATAGTTGAGCCGTAGACAGAACTAAGTTTTTCCATAGTTGGAAGTTCGCTAGCAATAGTTCCATAACTCTTGGCTGCTCCAGCAGCAGATACTCCTGCAGTCTCAAGTGTTCCTGCGCCAACTGTTCCAGCCTGTACATTTGAGTACGCAGTGGACTTAGTGGTTGTGTCTGCAAGTTCTGCAATAAGACCCTGGCGAAGCGCTGCACCACCAATCTCTGCTGATTGAACCTTACGCTCAAGTGCTGGTAGTTGCTCTTCTGGATTAAGCATTGCTGCTACTAAATCTTGGTTTGAAAGCATAGGAAAGAATCTAAGGAAAGCATTCTTTGTTGATGGGTCTGCCTTAAGAACTCTGTCGTATGCCATAGATACACGAGTTGTCGCTTCAGGAATATCTACATCTGCTGCAATAAGTCTTGCGTACTGTTCACGATTATCAAGGTTTGTTAGTCCATAAGACTTGAACATCTTTGAATAGCCCATTTCCTGCTGAAGGTAAACATCCTCGCTAAGCAATGGCATCTTGTTCTTTAAGCGTGCTGCGTTTCCAGCAAAGCGGTCCAGATATGGCTTGTTATAGCGCTGGTCATAACGAAGAAGATTAAGTACTTCATCCCCATCAGACTCAGGATAATCTGTAAGAACCTTGTCAACCATATCGGCAATCTTGTCAATACCATATGATGATAGAAGGGCTACTATACCTGCGTATTTTTCTGAAGGCTTTGGCGGGGCTGGTGGGGTATTGCCAGACTCACCTGCTTTAATCTTTTCAGCCTCTTCACGTGTGAGAGAACCTGGCTTGCTTTGGAAAACTACCATACCAGTGGCTACGCTTGTGCCAGCCTTGGGTCCAGTTGTATAGACTTCTTCTAGAGTTCCAAATGCATTATAGATAAATGCTGTCTCTGTTGGTATTGCAACTGGTCCAACAAATCCAGTATCGCCTGGTTGCTTTGCTGGTGTTGGCATTGTAATGGATGGTGTAAATCCTGGAATGACACCTGATGTCGGTGCAGAAGTTGTCTTTGCTGGCGTTGCAGCAGGTATGTTGAGAACTTGTCCTGGTCTAATAAGACTTGGGTTAGTAATCTGTGGATTAGCAGCAATGAATGCTTTGAGCGATACTCCTGCTTTTTTAGCAAGAGCACTCATAGTATCGCCAGATTTTACCTTTACTGTTGTTGCCATTATGCAGGTCCAATTCCGAATGCTCTAACAATGGCAGTCAATGCGCCTTGCTTAGTATTCTTATATGTTTCAGTGTCCTTGAACTCTGGCTTTGCGTATAGCATCTTCTTGTACTCAGCAGGCGAGATAGGCTTATCTCCTGCTGCTACTTCATAGAAGTCTGCTGGCTTAAGTTGAGCAATTGGCTTATCGTAAATCTGTGAATAAACTGTGGCGTATGGAGATACTAAGTCGGCAACCTCTGCACCCTGGTCAATTAAGTCTCTGAACGCTGGGTATAGGGCCTTAGCCTGTTGCCTTGTTACGTTAAGGATATTAGCCAAAGCCTGTTGGCTGCGAACTCCTTGAATAGCCTTCTTATAAATCTCTGCATCATTAACAGGAATACCATTATTTGAGTAAGCACTGCGTATTTGATTAACAACCATACCAAGTGCACCCTCTTGTAACAGAGCATCATCCTTAGTATCTGGGGTTGCCATCACCGTCTTGTAGCGTGTAGCAGCAGCATTCTGGATATACTTTAGACGAATATCCTCACGCTGTTGTGCGCTAATTGAACCCTGCTTAGCCTCAAGTTGTTGAACTTCCTTAGCATATGCGGCAGCAACCTTCTTGTCTGCACCAGCATTAAAGACGTCCATAAACTGAGTATTAAGTTCTGATATTAGCGCCGCAGATGGAGTTAAAGATGGACCAGTCTTACCTGGCACACTAAAGAACGAAGCAGCAAGTTCTTTATTTACATAAAACTTATCAACACTTAACTGATAATCTTCTCCAACTTTGTCGGAGTATGTCATTACTTTAGTAAGCGCTGCTATATCTTCTTTGCGTGGGGCAATTGCATTGCCCATAGCCATAATGCTTTGTGCTGTTGGCTGAGTTCCAGGCTGATAAATGCCAGGAATCTGAGCGAGTTTTGCTAAAAGGTTTGCTTTGTCTCTGTTAGAGAGTCCAGCAAAAGCATCCATAGCAGATGTATCTGTGTACTGAGTCTGCTTTGTAATAGGAACTGGTAACTCTAAAACTCCACCAACATATCTTCCTGGTGTCTGACCAACGTAAATTGGAGAACCAACTGGGCGACCATCAAGTCCAACCTTTGTTCCAGTTGTGCCATAAGGTGCTCCGCCTCCAGCAACTTGTGCTTCAGGACTTACGTTGGTTGCATCTGCACTTGGGCTTCCTGCTTTAGGCGCTGATGATGGATTAGGTGTTGGCTGTACCATTATTAGCCCTCCAATTCTGATTTGAAGAATGTATAGAAAAATTTCTGGAACTCTGGATTACGAGCAAGAATTCCTTGCGCTTGTTCTGCTAACCAGATACGCTGTGGTTCTGCACCCTTAACAGCAAGTGTGCTATTAGGGTCACGACCTGCACGCTCTAGCGCAATCTTGCGTAGATATACATAGTCACGTAGACCCTGAACTGCATCTGAATCCAGGAATCTTTCATCTGCAAGAATGCCATCAATCTGTGCTTTAACACGTGCATCCTTGAAGTAGTCTGTTGTGATAGATAATCCACGCGCTGCATAACTATCTCCTAGTGCAGATAGTGCGCTGTCGTATTCATCTTTGCTCCAGCCTTCTGCGGCTGAGCGAGTAAGTAATCTATCTTTAGCAGCAAAGTAACGAATGCGTGTTACCTTTTCGATAATCTCATCCTTCTTGAGGACCGTACGATTACCACGCTTCTTCTCCCAGCGCATCATCTCTTGAGATAATCCACCACCAGGGTAGATATATCCATAGGTATCTGGGTACTTATCTGCTACATCTGGGTTATCACGTAGGAGTTCATAACTGTATAGGTTAGTTGCTGAACCGCTTGTGTATCCAATAATAGCAAAGATGTAGTTAGGACCGTATAGGTCTAGGAAGTCTGCGTAGGCTTTGTTCTTATCTCCACCTGCTGCAACTTCCATCTCGCGGAAGTCCTTGTAAAGTGCTGAGGAAAGTGCAACACTTCCATCATCCTTGGTAGTCAATGCTTCCATTGTGAGTGGGAATGGTGAGAAGAATCCAAAGAATCCTCTAAACATTGTAAACATCTTTGCAAACCAGTCAGCATCTTTAAGTAGACGAGCCTGGTCATCAAGGTTATCTAGGTCGTAATCTCCACCTGTTGCTAGATAGTTAAGGCTAGGGGCTAGGGCTGAACCATATGCAGCCTCACCCAGGAATGGAGCAAGCAGTCTTCTATAGTTAGGAGTCAAGAAGAATCCTTCTATGAATCCAGCGCTTGTATCAACCTCGCCAAATGGATAGAGAACCTTATTTGCCTTGTCCTTCAACAGTGGAGGAAGCAAGTTAAGCGGGTTCATACCAACCTTATCCAGCATTGTAAGTGGCAAAGTTACGCCAATACCAAACCCTGGAAGTGTAGTTCCTGAAGCGAATGCGAAGTTAAAAGACTGTGGTGTAGTTGAGAATGCCACAGGACCTTGAGTTGATAGACCCTTCATACCTGTAACATTAGATAGGAAGTTTAATCCAGTAGACATAAATGGTACAAAGAATCTACGCTCATTTGTTTCAGGGTCATTATAGAAGAACCCCTGATTTGGGTCGTAAATATCCTTGGCATCCGTTAAAGAGTAAAGGTTTGATGAGTCTGGCTTAGATAGCCACTGCAATCCCTTGGCAATTTTATAAATATCATTAGGGTTATTGGCAGCAAGTTTGCCCCAAGCACCGATTGTGTTACCCCAAGCCTGAGCAAATGGGGCAATAAGGCGTACCTGGTGGGCTATAAGGCGCTTACGAGAGGCATCATAGAAGAGTTCTGCTACACGCTTATTAGCCACTGTAGAGGCGTATGCGTGGGCTTCATCTGCTGTAATTGTGCCAGTTCCCTTAGCAGTCTTAAAGGTATCCCATACTTTATGTGCAGAACCAATTGGTCTTCCATCCCAACTCTTAAGTGGAGATAGGGACTTCTTAGCAATAGACTCTAATCTTGATACAGCACTAGCATCTAGTCCGTAAGATAGGCTGTGAATAGCATCCCAGTATGACTGACGCCATTCTGGTCCCATAGTTGTCTGCTTTTCAAACTTAGTAGAGATATTAAAGAATGAACCAGTAATACGGTCAAAGATATTACCGTCACCCTTAAGAATTGTAGTCTTCTTAGGTATCTTATAGAGGATGTT